AGCTGAAATGGAAAGCATTATTAATAAAAACTATTCAACAGTAATCAGTGACATTGATAATTACTATAACGAAGTAAAAAAAACAGGTTATGAACCTGAGATATCAATATATGATTTAGATTTATTTCTGTATGCTGACATGATGAAAGTCACGCAAGAAAAATATTTAGGTGTTAAATATAACCCTCGCGGAACAGATTGCGCCACACCTGCAGCCAACTTTTTGTCTCCATACTTTAAAGACAATAAAGTCAATACAGAAAAGCTTATTTATATCAAACATTATGCTGAACAAAAAGATAAAATGATAGATGAATACAGGGTTCAAAAACTGTATTAATATCTTGTTTTATCTATGTATTTAAATGGGTTAACGTGATTTCCTCTTTTGCCTTCATATATAGATAAATGCAAATGAGAGCCGGTTGAGTGTCCTGTTGAACCCATAAACCCGATTACTTGACCTTGAGTTACCTTTTGGCCTGATTTTATATTAAATCCTTGTAAATGAATAAAAACGCTTTCTACCTTTATGCCATTAACAAGTCCGTGATTTATTCTTATTGTGTTGCCGTTTAAATCGTTTTCATACCCTACATAGTATGCTACACCGTCTGCAATTGCTTTTATTTGAGTTCCCGGATTGTTAGCAATATCAATGCCCTTATGGAACGTTTTTGCCCCGCTAAACGGATCTGAGCGCCAACCGTAAGGACTCGACAATCTTCCTCTTGCCGGCATAATCCATTTTGGTGTAGGTGATACTGGTGTTACAGGTGTTAACGTTTCACCTTTAACTTTATTTATAGGTGCTGCGCTTCCGGTTGTAACCTGTTCATTTGTAAGACTTATATCAGCCCCCGGCAATAATGGTGCTATCCACAATGTTGCTGTTGTTGTTCTGTGTCCTGCTTGAGTTGCAGAAATTAAACAATCATGAGTAAAACCAATAACTTTAAATTGGCCGTTGAATTGGTCTGAAATGCCGGAATTAATCTCTAACAATTGACCAATTATTAAAGACGGTTCAAACAACATTCTTGCTTCTAATTGTGCGCCCCTTTTCATAGGAGTTTGGAGCAAGCCCGTATCATCACCAATAACCGGAACGGGTACATCAATTACTTCGTTTGACATGATAGTATTTAAAACACCGTTATCGACAAAAGTATGGCCGCCAGTTAATTTATTTATCTCAGAGAATGTAGAGCCATCAAAAGTGGTTTGTGTTTTAAAACTTCCTTCCAACGATCCGATATTACCAATTTGGCAATTTGGTAAATCTGCCGCCATTGTCTTATAAGCATCTTTAAAGCTTGTTCCTGCTTCAAAGGTTAAACTTGTTTGACAGTCAAAAATGTCAAACGGTATAACTTGAATTTCTGTTATTATATCGGTTTGACCACCCGATTTATATGAATAGGCCTGTTTTATACGACCTTTAAAAAGTGCTGTTAATGTATCACCATAACCCGCTTCTAAATGAACGTATTTCCAACTTGCAGGATCTATAGCATTTGAATATAAATCTTGGAAAATTATATTTCTTGAAGACTCTGCAAGATTATAGAGCTGAATATTACATTCCGTACTTCTTGAAAAAGTAGATCTTGTAACAGTAAATTTACAGGTTACAGGATATTCAATAATTAATGTTTCTTTTTGAGTGTAAACCGTAACTCTATATCTTGGATTTTTTTTTATCATAAATTAAATATTTCCAATTCAATTTGCTGTACTTCTTCTTTTGTAAGTACATACATTCTTATTCTGCCGCTTACAAAATCATCGATGCTAAACGGTTCTACTTCATCATCAGAACTAAAACTAATTCCAAAAGGTATAATATGCTTAAATTGTCTCAACGCGTTTGGTGTAAGCGTTACTCTTGAGCAATTAACAGTTAAATTGTTGTAGGTAAAATCATAAAACCATGATTGTTGTCTGCCAAGATAATATAACTTAAAATCAACTGTTTCATTATTCTCAAGTATTAACGTCATACGTTGTTTTGGACTTGATGTAATTGTAGTAATTTCTTGCATTATCTTCTAATTCCGCTTCCTGTATCGGTTAAACCGACTTTATTTGTCCAACCCTTTAATAAGGTTGCATTATCTACCGTTTTGCCTTGTACGTTGCCATGATTTTCAACAGAAGCTTTTGCATATCTTGTATATTGTGATAAGACATTTTTATCTGCCTGAGTTACCTCGGTTGTTGCAAAATTAATTTGTTTTAAAGTCAATTGGATATCTGCAACATAGTCTTGATTGCCTTGACTTAATGATACAGACTGAATGTACATATTTTCAAATGTCGTGAACGGTGTTTCAACTACCAAGGCAACATCTGCATTTCTCAAAGCTATTAAATCTGTATAAATTTTAATAAGTCGAGTTTGTCTTGGTTTGCCTGTTAAATTATTGATAATTGTTTTATATCTATTAACCGAAGACTCTACATATTGGACAGCATTTTTAGCCATTTGAGTAACATTGTCAACCGGTGGATATAATGCAGAGAGTGCTATTAATTTATCTGTGTATAACCCTTGTTTTGGTAAAGAATGCGTAAATTTTTTACCTATAAACTTGTTAACACCCTTATAAACAGCATCAATTATTCCGGTGGGTGATTCATATACAACTTCTGCAGAAATACCGCTTAAACTTACTGTTATGGGCGCGTGTGCTATATGATCTTGTATTGCTGTATTATTTTCAAGGTAGTTATCGGTTATTTGGTTTTGGATTGATACCGAATGACTTTGAATTATATCAAAATACGCACCAACAAAATTGTTTGGAGTTGATACGTCTTCTTGCATAACTGATACAGACACACCGCCTGTTAATAATAAATCTGCCATTTTAATACCTGCCAAAAACGAATTGAGCTGAACTTATTTCGCGTTGGATATCATAACCCGGTTGATTCGATTGAATATCCGCTTGAACATTTATTTGTCTGTTGTCATAATTATTTGTGTAAGTAGAACTATTGCCCCCTCCAATCATAGGTAAAAGCCATCGGATTGGTTTTGGTAATGATGCCTGCATATCATTCCACATATTTATAAAATGTCCAAAAAGACTGTCTTTGCCTTCAAAATATCCCATTACATCATCTATCAAGAGATATATTGCACTCAATAAAGCCCATACCGGCTGAAAAGCTATCATGAAAGCTGCACCAAGAGCAATTATTCCTTCTTTAAGACGCGGTATTTTGTTTATAAGGTCATTTATACCCTTGACAACTCTCCCTAAACCTTCAGCAACTCTTGCAAGGCTTTCAACAAACTTCAACCATATCGGCATCAATGCCATGATTGCTCTGTCTTTTATGTATTGAAGTTTAATTCCTGCAATTTGTAGTTGAACATTTAACTTTTGAATTTCAGCTCTTTGTTCTTCTGTAAGCTGATATCTTTTTATTGCTTGGCCTAATGCTTCAAATTCTTCCCTGCCCATTCTTAATAAATGGAGCATTGTAGGATCAAGCCCCATTTGTTTTAACAGATATGCAGCAGCGGTGTCATCTAACCCCGCAACACGGTTGCGCAACTGTTCCATAACACCCTCGGCATCCTGCCCCATAGGGTTGATCCCGGCAAGAACAAATCCTTCTGCACCTTGACCGGTAAGCATTAAGTCAAATAGTCTTTCATTTAACCCTTCAATTTGTTCAGCTGCATTTTTTACGCCTAACATCTTGCCAATGTTATTCCATTTTTGGAATGTGCTGAGTGAGATATCAGAAGTTCTTGTAAGGTTTAAAAATTGTTGATTTGATTCAACAAGACTGTTTGTGAAGCGATTTATAGCATATAAAGCACCGCTAATTACCAAAATAGAGCGTCTTAGACTCTTTATAAAGTCACCAATACTTTTATTAAGGTCTTTTGTTTCTTTTTTGTTTTCTTTTATAGTCTTAACAGTGTTTTTAAGTTGTTTTTCAAACTTTTTTACTTCTTCAGTATCAGCAAAAACGCCTAATTCTATAAAAAGTTCACCCAAAGAAGTTGCCATTATCTTGTTTCCTTGTTCATTTCGTTAACTGTTTCTTCGTAAGTTCTTGTAAATATTTCATAATGATAAGTTTGCATTACAAGATCTACATCACTGTCTAAAATCAATTGAGGATTACCGCTAAAAAAACCTGCCTTTGCAAGAGATAAAGCTATTGCAATATCAAAGTCCGTATTGATTATAACTCTTGGCTGTTTATAGGAAGAGTTGCTAAGCGCGTTTTGAACTCTGAAGCAAGACTTTTGAAAAAAGGGCGCAAGTTTTCCTCACAACATTTTGTAATTATTTCGTAATAATCTTCCCTTGCATCCGGAATATCATCAAATAATTGTGCGGTAATTTTTAAATTTTTGCCGCCTTTGTCATAAATACAGCACTTTAAACACTCCATAACGGCCTTTTCAAACTCGTCTGAAGTGTCAATATCTACTAATAATTGTAAAATTGAATCAAGTTTAATATCCATTAAACTGCTTTCGCCAATTCCCAAATCTTTTCCAAGAAGACCTTTTGCAACAGCCTTTTTGAGATTACAAGCATCTTTAAAAGATGCGGGAATAATATCAATCGTTACATTTCCATTTTGTGTTACAAATTCCATAATTTCCTCTCTTTTCTTCTCCACTCCTCCACCTTCCCCCCGTAGGGGGAAGAAGAGAGAGCTTTATCTTAGCCGATTGCCCTTTGTGCTTCTGCAAAGAACAATCTGTAAACTGCAATAGCTTGGTCTGTTTCACCTTGTAAGTTCTCGTTTGTATCAATGTTTTGTCTTATAACACCACCTTTAAGAACATAGTTAATGAATTTAACATTACCTGAACCGTCACCAATTCTTTTTGTAAAAGAACCGTTTAAAACAGTGAATGTCGGTAAATCTCGTTCTTGTTCAATGCTTAAACCATTGAGCCAAATATCGTCTTTTGAACCTGCAATAAGTCTTAATTCACATTCAGCGTTTAAGCCTTGTTTATCAGTTGCAAAAACTGTATTTCCATTTTTACCGGTTGTATGTCCTATTTTTTCATTAGGGAATGTTATTGAAATGGTAGAACCGTCAGCCATATCGTTAAACACTCTATCATTGAGGATAAAGCTGTCATTACCTGTTAAAGCATAAATTGTCATCACTTACCCCCTATCTTTCTACCGTAATTATTACTTCACTAAAGTGGAATGCACCGCTCAGTTTAATTGCAATTTGTACTACAGGAGCTTTTCTTGCTTCTCTATCGGTTTGTGATTGCTGTGATACCGGAAGAGAATAAATATAATAGCCTTTTTCCTGTATGTTTCTCTTGAATGTTTCAGGATCACCGAACGGTACTGCTGTATTCCAAGCACCTGCACCAATAACACCGTTATTTATACCTAATTCACAGACTTGAGCATAAGCATTTTTTAATCCTGCCATACCTGCTTCAGTTTGAGGTATTTTTGTGTTGGTTTGTCTTAGATAATTAAATCCTGCAACTTCAATAGCTTTTTTGAACCACAATTGGTTTTCAATATCATCAGTATAGCCGCCGTTGTTGTTTGAGTAAACACAGCCTAAACCGCCGGTATTACCATATAGATCAACGCCGTTCGTATTAGCTGCTAAAACATAAGTATCACTCAAACCGCTATCAGGTATCACGCCTGATAATTGTTTTAAGTTCATTGTATTAGCTGTATTTATACCGCTGTAGTTAACAGATTTTGCAATTGTTGCATATGTTGCAGCCGCAACTTTACCGCCTGCAAGAGAATAAGCAAGAAGTCTTGTTTTATTGTTTCCTGCTGCTTTTATGCTTGCCCCTGCATCAGAGATATTTTTAAGTGATGAAGTAACTTCAAAGTAATCACAATCAAGAGATTGGATTGCGCTTGAGTTAGCAAGCAATGTATCATTATCTACAAATTGGGTTGAAAGAACACCGCCAAAATACACTTCTTTTTGAGCTGCTGCAACTGCATCAGACAAGCTTGCGCCGCTTGCGTTTGTACCTGCTACTGTCGTACCGTTGGATGCATCTAAATAAGCAGCAGCGCTTATGTCTACAGCAGAACCGCTTGTAATTGTATTTAAAACGATTCCTGAAGCTGTGCCAAAGCGTTTTGAAGTAAATTTGATTGTATTTCCAACTGCTTCTATATAAACATCAAGATTTTTTCCGTTTAAAACGGTTACGATATCGGCAACTGTTGAAACGCTTGTAAAGTCTAATCCGGTTACTAAATTGTTATTACCATCAATAGTAATACTTAATGAACCGTCAGAAACACTCTTAAATGCTGTAATATTGCTTGAAATATTATCTGTTGTGAATGTTGCTGATGTTGCATCTACGCCGCCAAATGGGAATATATACAAATATCCTCCACCCGTTCTAAAGTTTGGAACCGGTGTAAACAATGCTTTTGCCATTGCATATGTCAATGAATCGCTGCCGAAATCTGCTGCTACTGCGCTCGGTGAAATATAAGCTTGGTAGTTTTCAGAAAATCCCGCCGTTTCATTTGAAAAAATTGCTATACTATTTGTGTTAAAATCAGCCAAACCTGCAAGTGTTTCAGCTAAACTAACATTAATTGTATAGCTCAATGGAACTTGATACGAATAAGTCATTTCTTTAATTCTCCTTTTTTATGTTGAGCTATAGTTTTTTATATCTGCAAATTGATCATATTCATTTTGAGCCGTCACTCTAAATTTATCGTAGTAATCAATTTGTGTTATTTTCTGTTCATGAGTAAGGGCATTAAATGTAATTGAAAATCTGTTTATATCTGAACCGCCATCAATACCCGAAATGTTATTAGTATTAGTTATTGAAGCTAATTTAAAATTGTATAAATCCATTTGCTGTTGTGCATAATTGGATTTTAAAGCTGTTATAACTTCCCAAAACCTGTCACGCGCGTCATTGTTTCTTGAATAGCAATCAACTTGCATCATGCGCTGTATATTTAAGTCCTGAATCTCTGAAAACGTACCGTCAGGATTTGTAACAAACTCACTTCTGTTTGAATAAGGTTGCGCCCCTACCGTTCGGACACATATTTGTAATTTATCAGTATTAAAAAGTTTTATGTTCTGACTGTATATAATAACCGTTGGTATTGCATCACCCTTTGAGGTTGTACCGTAAGTATCCGGCAAATTAAGCTCATGCTTTATAATATCAACAAGTATTTTTTCAATAGATTTAATCATTTATATACCGTAATAAGGATATCTTTTTAACATTATTGGATCTACCGGAGCTGTTACTTTTATCCCTTTGCCTTTAGCAAAAAATATAAGCTCTCTGACATTAAAAAATTCTTCCCGTCTATGTTCATTGTCTTGAGTGAAAGCCATACCATACAACGCTATTTCTTCATAACCTTTAAGTATTGCATAAGCTATCATGTAAGATATTGAATTGTTGTAATACTGGCCACCGACTAACTTTTCAGCTTCTTCAAACGGATAATTCTCGCGTGTTATATCAGCGTTTTCGTATGGTTTGTATCGGTGAATATCAAACCACAAAGTAACTCGCGGTAAATCCTCACTATTTCTGTTTAAAGTCCATATATCCCAATTGTAATCATTAAACGGAGCTTTTTGTTTTGTAGGTAATTTACCTAAAATTGCTACTTTTTTCATAATCTTTGCATTAAAAAAGAA